TTAAATACATTTATCAGTTGATTAAATACTAGATGAATTTATTTTTATGAGTAAAAAATGAACTATTACCTACATTTAGGCATACAAAAAAGACATGTTACTCTTCTCTCGTCTCTCTCGTAACATGTCTTAATTTGTATATAGATCTCTCGAACTATATCATATTGTATCTGGCTGAACTCTCTAATCCCTTTTTGACACGCCAGTATGTCTACAATTATTTTATATTTTAAAATAATTTATGTCAATAATTTATTTTTAGTTTAATAATTGCCATTTATAAAGAGATTAAATCAACTAATTACAATATTAAACCTACAATTAACCGCGTTGACAGAAATAAATAATATAATTTTTCTCAGGGCTCACCGCTGCGCCCAACGCATATGGATGATTCCAATTACCACCAAAATCAAATAAATATATTACATAATCATCAGGTATTTCTACCGAGTCTTCATTAAAAGACAATCTATGTAAATATTGTTTCTGTAGTTTTCGATTCTCCAACTCTGTATAAATAGGATATTTCTTCTTACCTAAACCTACCGTATCCGTCGGTTTAGGTTTTAATATATCTCGCTCAGCCTCTACTCTCTTTCGAGTTTCTATATAACGCTTATACTTAGCATCGCTACTTTCACCATCAATTTTGATCTTATTAAATTCAGCCAACACTTGATTATCTAATTCATATATTTCATCAACAGATTTCTCAATAGGATTATCCACTAGATTTTGTACATATTTGCCCATAGGTACTGTTGTATTTTTTACAATAACTATCGATGTGGGCAGTAAGGTTTTCAAAGTATCTGCATATTCCATATTTGAATCAACATAGTTTTTTACATATACATTGGATAGATCAGATTTTGAAATGACAACTTTAGAATCAATCCGTGCCTCATCAATGTAAGGCTTCAATTGATCTGGTGTACCACCAAAAGCTAGTTGTACATATGAACCGCCTTGTAAGAACGAGGGATTACTATGTAGATGAATATTTTTTGCAAAGCTAGGTATTTGTTTAGGAAAACCTGAAATCGTAGCAACTAGCTTATAATCCTTAGGATTATTTATAGGATATTCAATTAACTCTATAGGTTTAAAAAATCCCTCTAATAACTCTTTTATCTCCTCTTTAGTTCTAGCCGTATACAGATCATAGGATTTCCCTTTATTCTTTTCTAGAAAGGTTTTAAATTCTTTATCACTTGCTTTATTCTTATCTGCACGCGTTCTGTAGGATGGAATATTAACTGGATTCGTTAATTTAATTTCCCCGTGTCCATTTTTTCTCATATAAGGACTTACGATACGTAATGGTTTATCTCTACTGCCATATCCATAGCCTTGCTTATTTGTTTCTAACGTATTATAGCGCGTAATTTGTTTGAGTGCCTTTTCATCCCGATCATTATAAAGGAGATCAAAAATTTGATACTCCACATTCATATCTGACTTTTGTAGTTCTAATAATCGTTGTTTAGCTCGTTTCTGACTTTGTGCTTTCAATAACTCAATTTCTTCTGCTGAAAGCTTTCTTGGTGTTTTTGAATTACCCGTCCCGACTCTTTTAAAAGCACCAGGAATAACTTCAACAAACTCTGACTTTAAAGGATCTTCAGATTTTATATTACTTTTGATTGTAACACTTGACGTCTGACTTTGATTTTCTACTGATGCAGCCAAACTAGATTGACAAGACAATGCTAGTGAAAGCATGCATAAGGCAATACTTTTTTTAATCATATCTCTCCCATAAAACTCTGCTCATACAGATATAAAAGAAGGACCTACAGTGAACTGTAGGTCCTTATATTTGGTGCGGTTGGAGGGACTTGAACCCTCACGAGCGTACGCTCACCACCCCCTCAAGATGGCGTGGCATTTAACACACATTTACAAAACCAACAAATCTAGTAATTATCTACTTTATTAACATATATATAGTTGTATATTTTGCTATATTTTTATATAAATTGATGTCAAAATGATGTCAGATATAATATATATACATATTAGCTCCATATGAACTTTATGACTATATTTAGGACGTCATCACATATGTAGAAATCTGATACAAGACCATATTTATTAACTGTTTCTTCCAAGTCTTCTAACAAACGTTCATATATTGCAGCTTGTGCTATATGACCTGTATACGTTTTAGAATAGCGCTCTACAATAGCAGATAACTCTTCATGTACTCTGATATATTTATTCGAATGGAATGCACTATAATCAAAGTTTATTTTGTAAATTCTATTTTTAACTAACTGTTGTGCTAGTTGGTTGTAACGCATATGATACCACCTACTATTCTTCTATAATCTCATAGGACAATAGTAAATCATCAATAAGTCCTCGCACGCCTTCTTCGTTGTACTCCTTCGGTTCAGGAATAACTTCCGCTATCCAGTCAGCCGTCCAAACGTAATCAACACCTTTGGGCCATACGAAGTTAGGAAACTCCTCCGCCATGTCGCCATCATCCCATGCATCCTTATCCCACTTACCGATGCATGGAGATTGACGCATTTCATGCTCATATATCATGTCCCATGCTTCCCTGTATGTTTCTGCGGTGCCCATGAACCAAGACTTTTGCGTTGCTGTACTGTAGACTTTTAACACTTTAATTTCCTCCCCATATAATCGTTCCATTCCCTGACGAGTTACAAGCCACATTTTGCCTGACTTCTTAAACTCGCCTTCTTTAAATCCATTCTTTACACGGCCTCTACAATTCTGTTTCAATGCATCAGCTGTAACATTCCAACGTTCTGCCGCCTCTTGCGTTGTCATGATATCATCTAGTTCAAATTTCAATTTCTTCACCTTCTGACTAAACGTTTAATTACTAATATCAAAACAATAATAGTTGCTATATTAATCAACCATTCTAAATATTGCATAATTCACCTCGTTGATTTACAATGATGTTGAGAAGGTGGCGGGGCTTTCACCCGCCTGCTTTTTACTCTTTGCTAACAAGTTTTAGTATTGCTAGTGCCAGTAGCAGTGGCGTTAGCGCATTTGCTAAGCTTGTTAGCTTTTCTATTATGTCCACTATTATCACCTCCTTACAATATTATTATACCCTATATCGTGTATAAAAGCAAGTATTTATTTTGATTTTTACAAACAAAAAACAGCCTACTAACTTAGACATTATCTAGGTCGGTAGGCTGTTTATATTATGAGTCATTATTTCTTTATAGGGACGGATAAATGTATGTTATTTAATATAGTGTCAGCATCAGATTTATCCAAAGTTTTACCAGCTTTTACTTTATCTAAGATTACTAATAATTTGACTTTAGCATCATCCAAAAATTCTGCACTCTTATGCAGTCCTTTTTTTCTGATACTATCTGCTGATTCACTATATTTTGCAATAAAATACTCTAACATATCTATGAATCTATCTGAATGTAAATAATCTTGAATATATTCATTTGATATAGTATCCATATAGCCCTCCCTATTATTTTTAAATACTACTTGCCTATATTATATCATTTACAAAATAAAAGAGCCTATCAACATAGATATTATTCTAAGCTGATAGGCTTTTATAATTTTCAGTTATAAACAATTACTTTACAACTGCATTATTAAATTTTAATAAATCGAAAAATTTGACGCACTCAAAACATAGATATTACCTACGTTTATAGATTTTATATTTTGGCCAGAATGTACTACCATGAGTCCACCTGCTCATGCTCAGGAGATATATGGATCACCTCTCAATCATCGACGAATTGCACCTGCTAATCCAAATACACCGCTTACCACAGCCCATGTATCACGTTGCCTTTTAAGGCGCTGTTCTGTTCGTTTGTTGCGTTTGATTTGCTCTTTCAATTCTTCTAATGACGTCGAGGCTTCGTTCAATTTCGCTTCTTGCGTCGTCAAGAGATTGGAGGCTTTCGTTAATTCTTGCCCCTGTTTCTCGTTGATTGCTTTGAGCGCGTTCAATTCCTTCGTCCGTTCTTCGTTGATAATCTTCAATTCTGTTAATGCTGTTCCCTGCGTCGCGGTTAAGCTGTTGGCTTGCTGCAACGCTTTCTCGGAGCTGTTGATTGAGCTTTCTGCTTTCGTCAAGCGCCCTTTGAGTTCGTTCCAACTGCTCACGGGTACGCTGATAGTCGGCTCTTGTGTCGAGATATCCTCTGATGAGGCTGCATGCGAAACAGATGAGAATAATGCTAAAAACACCAATAACAATGCGATTTTTAGTAAATGAAGAAATAATTCTGTTTTTGATAGTTTCATACATGGTAACTCCTTCCTAAATATTACTACCCCACTGTGCGCCCCACCATCGAGCGGTGCCCCGTAACCAGTCACCACCGCTCCATCGTTCATCACCTGCATGAACCACTAAGAGGTCCCATCGGTCAACGTTGGAGTCTGGGCCGTAGGTATTATTTGGGTACCCTGTCGGGTCTAAATAATATAGGTCGAGGCCGTCCTTATTATCGGCCGCCTCGGCGTGGGTCATTTGGTGCTGTAGGTCAAGTGGTACGCCTGCGTTAATAGTGAGCACTGCCATAATTTGTGTCATAGTGGTTAACTGTGCTTTGGTTGGTGGTTCACTACCTAGATTATTCTCACTAACAGCATCCCAACACGCTTCAACAGCAATGCCTACGGCGGTACTGTTACGCATGTATGTGTGTTCCTTATAATCTGTTAAGGCCTCCATATCTGTCCACATCGCGCCCTCTCTATCGATGTTGATATGGTAATCCTTGAAGTGCTTACCACCTTTGACGCCTGTCCAATGCAGGTATGCCTTTTCAATTTTGCCGTACGCGTCTAGCGCCAGTTCTTTTAACTCGTCCATTGTAATTTGTCGAAACATTTATTTCCCCCTCTCATCATGGTTAACGTCATCTGCTAATTGTTGTATGCCGGGTCTGTTCATAGGCAACGTATTAGGCTCCTCTAACTTATCTGGTATCCCGTTATGGTTCTTATCGATGAACATGCCACACAAGCCTACGATGGCCATAAGTACCGACGGAACGTTAATATGGTCAATAATTAATACACCCTTATCGATAAGCTGATTCGCTTCAGGTGACACATAACCTCTAATCGTTGATAGCGCATACTGGGCAACGACTAATATCATCGGTACTAGCATGACAAGGACTAATGCCCTCGTTGCTAATACACCAGTTGGCCTTATGCCGGCTATTCGAATGGACTGATATGACCGCTTTATGCGGTTAATGATAGCTAACTTATCCATTACCCCTCCATGCTTTTATAATTTCAATCGTATATTGAAATATCTTACCGATGTCGATTAGGTCATCTTCAACCATTTCACGTAGATTTTCTATAATCGACCAACACTCTGCGAAGAATGGTATCAGCATAAATGCATAAGAGAATATATGGTCTAAGAATAAATCGGTGTTTGGAATAGGAATATCAGGTAATGAAATAAATACAATGGATAGTATCATCCATGCCGGATATTGTATGCATAGTTTTTTTAATAAATCACCTCTAAGGCGCTCACTCATTAAATATCTACGCCGTTCGCCTGTGGCTTCATCAACATACTGACCTTTTCCCCAACCATACCATGTTAGCGTTGTTAGTAGCGTAACAGGATTATTAGGCCTGTGATTATCCTTGTTATATCGCAACACTTCTGCAGCAATTCGCTGAATTGTGTCCACAAATAACAATGTAGTTGTTAAAATAATCACTACTCCCATACTAACTAAATGTTCATGCGATACCCCACTTATGAGCATGATTAAAATATCATTAAGAATATCCATTCACTCCCCCCATGCCCTTATGGTTCTTCATCTAAAACCATTAAATCATTGTGCACACATCCTTCTGTTGGACATGTACCGTCTTCGTTCAAAGTCGCCCAACAGTATTCACAAAAGTGCATCACTGGCACATCAGATTTGATTTCGTAGTTATCCATTATTTAACCTCCTTGATCTTAGCTACCATTTCGGCATTGAGTTTCTTAAATTGTACTTGTAAATCATCATATGGCACATTAGCCAACCGTCTGCGTAGTAACGCTTGGTCTAGCGTTTCAAATCTTGTATCATAGTATTTTTTTATGTCTGCGATTTTTTCCGCTTTTGATGGTTCATATACTGTTACAGGGATATCAACAAATGCACCATTAACGTATGCTTTCCCATCAAGAAATGCATCTAACATAGTATCATCACCATATATGTATTCATTTGCATCTGGATATTGAGCTTTAGCTTGTTCAAGTAAAGCACTCTCACCAATTGGTGCTAACATACTATCGACGATTGATGTAATACGTCGACCTTCCGCATCAAGTACGTGGATATAATTATTCATTTTTTATCCTTTCGTTATTAATAAGGAGGAACATATGAATAGTACTGTTAAGCACTACCCAAGAAATGTGTATCTTCGCATGCACCGAAAAAGTGCATGTGTCGAAACATTTAAAAGTTTGTACCAAAAATGGCTGCCTACTCGCGTCGGAATCGTGAGTAAATCAGCCATTGAATCATATCGCATTGCCTATGATCATATTCAATCAATCGCTAATATTCCTATTAACTTAATCAAATACTCTGATATGCAATGCATTATTGACAGCATGAGAGATAACGGTCTTTCCTATGCTTCTGCCAAGAAAGTACGTACATTACTCTCATTACTGTCTAAGTATGCAATTGTTAATGATATTGATATTAAGGATTACACCCCTTTCCTCAATCTTGGGCATGATGTCAGTGTGTATCCTCACCGGCCATTTACTCGCCAACAGATTAATCGATTGTGGAGCCTTAATACTACCGATACATATGGAATTTTAATTCTTCTATATACTGGAATGCGTTGTGGCGAATTGCTATCACTTCGCAAAAATGATATTAACCTCCGTACTAAATGCTTAATCGTACGTCAATCTAAAACTGAGGCTGGCCGTAATCGTCTAATTCCTATTCATAGTCGAATATTGCCAATAGTTACAACCCTGTATCACAATTCATTAGATAACATAGTACCTATTTCTTATGCTCGATTCAGTAAGCAATTTAAATTAGTAATGACTTCAATCAACTGTTCCCATTCAACTCATGACTGCCGCCATACAGTAGCTACCCTATTAGATAAATATGGCGCATCACCTACTGCAACTCGTGCTATTCTTGGGCATAAACACGGTGATATTACAACCAAGGTCTACACACATAAAGAATTGCGTGAGTTACGAAAGGCCATTGAGTTATTGCCATAGAACCAATGGGGAAAGTCAGACATCGCAGTTACTAGGACTATATACGATGGAGCTAGTAACTTTATAATACCTTTTACTTTTCCTCCGTTCGTCGCAGTCACTAACATAGCGCCGGCAACCTTAGATAATGATAATTGGACGAGTAGTGCCATTAAAGAAATAACAATAAACAGCTTCACTTATATGTCTGCACAAAATAACGTCACCGCTATACGTTGGGGCGCTATTGGATTTTAGCCAATGGGGAAAATCACTACGAGGAAACGACAGTTCATGGTATTTACAAACTACTAATTTCCCAATTGCATTCATTGAAGTGTATGCCGTTACAACAGGATTGCCAGATAGTGCAAAAGGACCATCCTCAAATAACTCCGATAACGCTATAAAGTACACAAATACAACAATATCATTTGCTCGATTTGAGCATTTCTTCATAGCAATTGGCAAAAGTTAACCAATGGGGAATAGTTAAAAGGGGCCGTCTTGATATGTGGTATACATCACCCACACAATTTCCAATAGCTTTTACAGAGGTATATGTAGGAGTTGGTACAATACAAGAATCTGCAACTGAGCGTTCTTCTAGCAACTTTGATAATGCTGTCCGTCTTAGCTTAGACAAAATCGAATTTGCAAAGTTTGAACATTATTATATTGCTCTTGGAAAATCTTAACTGCAATACATCCAATGGGGATATAAAACAGATAATCTATCAACATATCGTCAATTCGCTATTAGCTTATTATTACCATATAGTTCTAAATACATTCCTGTGGTAGTTCCAGAATATTTAGGAAATCCTACATACGATAGTAATTTAGATAGAAGTACTGCTATTAGCAGAGTTGATAAAACACTGACTTCGTTTAAAGCTTGTGTTGATGACAGATGTACAGGCCTATATTGGGTTACAGTAGGTTCATAACCAATGGGTAAAAACTAAAGAAACTGCACAGAATAATCCGTTGCCTTTCCCTATAGCATATAGTACAGATTTCATTGCGGGTGTTGCTTGTTTTAATGACGGTCCTACTAGCTATGCGCCATGGACTAAAATAAATAATAAAACAAGCTATTTCGCTGGGTTAAGTGGAGATTGGAGTCCGTATTATGTAAATAAGGAAATAACTTGTATATTCGTAGGGATATAGCCAATGGGGACAATTCAAAGAAAATCAAACGACTGTATCCTATCTGATTTCTTACATAGAAATATTTGGCACTGTAACTATGATGAAAGATGAGCCTAAACGCTTATATGAAGCTAGTATTCGAGCAAATAACATTACCATTACTGGATTTGAACTACACAGCGGTTATGTTGGTAATCATATTGCAAAAGCTATAAATAATGGTTTTTGGATAAACATAGGGCGCACATAACCAATGGGGACATATATCAGATGGAGAGAATAGGAACAGGTTTATTTCAGTTTCATTGATACTCCCATTTATCGGTAAGTATATTGCTGTGCCTGTAGGTGAATCTAACGATACGAACTGGAATGATTCATTAGATCACCCGTGTACTATAAATCTTAAAACATCAACATCATTTAAAGTGCAAATAGATGATTATGCGACAGGGATTAGCTGGATAGGAGTAGGAAAATGTTAGCCAATGGGGATACAAGAAAAGCGTATACGTGTATGATGGAACTACTTATCCTATTACATTTCCTACAGCTTTTGATAATACATGCAGTGGCGTTTGGCCATCTATAGAACATAAAACATCAGTAGGAGGTAATGAGGTGTTCTATCATACTAATAAAAGCACAGCAGGATTCACTCTTGTTGCTGATGCTAGTCATGCACCTTCTACTCTTGATGGTGTAGTCTATTTAGCGATTGGAAATTAAACTGTAACACCAAACGAAAATACGCTGCATTTGACATCTGGATATACAAAGGCATCATCATTTTCAAGGCGAATTCTAAAATTTAATAAGGTATATTCTAGTATTAAATTCCAATTCTTCCGTGGTACATTTTGATACTCCGCCTTGGCGAAAAAGCAGGTAGAATAAGGAAGTATCCAACTATGGAGTTGTCCATCTTCGCCGCTTACTCCCCATTGGATAGTGAATCCGTTAGCGAACTTCACGAAACCGCTTTCTCCAAAGCGTTGCGCCACTATTCCGCCTTCGCCTAGCTTATTTTTTATATCCTTCAATGTAGCAACTGGATTTTCTTGCCAGTTAGTCGCACCAAGGATTTTTGCAATCATATTCGTAATCGCTGGATGAGACGAAATATCTGTGTTATGAGTGGATAATTGAGTCTTTAAATTCTGAATTAACCCACCGTGTGCATTTGTATCATCATTATGTTGTTTAACTGCTTCTGTTAACTGCTCATGTGTTACCAACGCGCCCATGTTAACAGTTAGCGATATATTCCCCGTATTACTAAATACCATTCCGATGGTTAATTCTTGAGATACAACTACCGAACCGCCTTCTGCCGGCATTCTGTCCGGTTCAGGGTCCGTAAGGTATGCATACAATATTTCGCCTTTATCAGGATCTTGTGCAAATAACCCAATTTCAGACATTCGGAAAGCTTCATGTATGCCAGTATTAGTTATAAAGGTATCTACGCTTACAATTTTACCTTCTTGTTTAACTACGAAATTAGTAGTCTCCCATTTAGAGGAGATTACATCAGTTAATACCAATTGATTCGTTGCATTAACACCACTACCGACTTTGATTTTCGTAAATGTCAGTTTTGTTTTGCCTGCATTTACCTTTGCTTGCAAATCAGCACCGACATCAGTCATGGTTGCATTTGACCATTCTGCCATATATTCCTCCTATCTAACGCTATTATCTAGCGCTACATTAATCTTCGTTTTCTTTGATTCAACTGTGTAAGACGTTACATGGGTATTCAAATTAATGCGCCATGCATTCGTGAAATCACACTTGATATTCACTTTCTTAGATACACCGCACCATCCCGCGAAATACTTATTGAAGTTAATTCGTCGAATGAATTCAATACCATCTAACCAGGACCGTACATTCTTGGCCGTATTGATAGCACGCACAAGCTTAGCAATGTCCGATGCACCAGTTAATGGTGCCGTAATGAGCGTAACTTTGAAATAATAAGGCTTACCACCATATTCGAACCATTCTGCTATTTTCGAATCAGAATATACAGTCTGTACAGCCTTTTCGACTGCGTATGGTGTGCCTTTATGACGGTGAATATCAATTGAATTCTTCACCAATTCACGCTTAGTTGCTATTGGTAATCCACTATCGTAATCATCTACATGTAATTGATACGCTAAATGATCAATGACACTCTCTGATTCAGTATCAATAGATGACCACAATAGCAGCGTATTCGTATTCATTAATTCGGCTAGCGTATCATCCCACGTTTTAGCAAGGACTTTAATTGGCTCCTTATCGATTGAGGAGGGAAGATGTTCTGCGCTGGTATACTTACTATCACGTATCATTCTTCCTCGCTTCCTGCAAATACTACGGCGATTGTATTGGCTACTGCCACACCGCTTTGTTCTGCAATCTGAGTAAATACAGGAGCAGTCACTTCAACGCGTTTAATTCCAGATACATCCATGAGCATTTGCACCAATCGACTAGGCACTATATCACGGCCTAATTTAGATTTTTGCCAAATTACATAGTCATTGACGGCTTTATCTGCCTTAGCTTTTACAACTGTTGCATCGGCGCCTTTTTCAATGTAGTACTTAGCATCGATGTTATATTGCGTAGTAGTAGGTGCTAATACAGTTAGCTTATCTGTTAACGGTCTACGTTTCTTATCAGATAAATAATCCGTAATAGTCTTAAGTAATTCTTGTCCTGGAATACCGCCACCAGATAGTAATGGATAGATATTAACTTCCCCAGGATGTGGAGAGGATACGCCTACATCGGCCACGAGGTGTGATGCAGATTTTGTAAAATACTCATAAGCACCTTCAGGACCTGCCACGGAGAATGATTCAGGAGCCTCATGAATACGTTCACGATAGGCTTCATCATCTTCTGTATCGGAACCACCTTCAGATAATGTAGTGTTACTCATCGTATCCACATACGCTATAGGGTCAATAATTGTACTTATTTCACCTGGTTTAAACCCATTACCTTGTGCGCCAGTACGTTGTGCTTCTGCTTTTATTGATCCATTGAGTTGACCTGGTAAAATTACCAAATCCTCAACAGTAGCAAAATATTCTCCACCTTCTGTGGATATTCTTGTACCTTTTGGAATAATAACAGAGTTCGTACGCACTGCTGACAATGTAGCTTGGATAGTCGTAGTTGCTTTTGTTGCCTGTAGTCGCTCAACTGCAGCAGGAACCGCTCCAACGTGGTCCAAGTTATCACCTTCTGCATAGGCTAATAGATTTTGTTTAGCTGCATAATTTGCATCATTCAATAATCGGATAATAATTTCCGAAATTACATTTAAAAATAAAGTAACAGGGTCGCCCTCTCCCAAGGTTCGCCCTGTTATTGTTGTGTAAATATCAAACACCTTCTGTTGAACGTGTTCTTTATCAGTATTAAAAAACTCAACATTAGGTAAATCAGATAATCTCATACAGTCACCATCACTTTCGGAATCAACGCACCATTTTGTGTGGCGGTAAATGATATATCACTAATTTTGGCACGTGGTTCGTACCGTTTAATTTGTTGGAATATGTCATTAGATAGATGCGCTTGTGCTTGATGAATAGGCATATCAATAATGCGACCATCAATACCAAACTCCCTATCTAGGGGAACACTACCACGAACAGTAGAAATAATCGTTTGTACATTCTGCAAAATCTCAGCGACTTCACTTTCAGGTGCTAGCGATATCCTATTGTCCGTAACTGGTTTAATTTCATACGTTGCTGACATTGCTAGAACCTCCTCAATATCGTATTAACTTTATTGAACTTCTGACCATATTGATTAAGCATGGATTTTTCTTCTACTGTGTTCTTGTCCGGATATTCTTCAAGCGTTAGCGATACTTCAATAGATTGGGTCTTCCCATATGCATCCGTGAATAGACTATCTTCGCTCATAGACATGATGACAAAGTAGTTTTGACTAACAGGCTTACCACCGATAATAAACGGCAATACAGCTCCTGTATCGCGATAATTTCGTAACTTCTTAACAGTACTATCTGGAGATTGTCCAAGCGATGAAGAAATAAGAATTTTACATGTTATTTGTTCTACGTCCGGCCCACTAAATTGTTTAACCGGCTTTTCTAGCATCAAATTATGCTTTTCCCATCTAGCACTGCCTGAACGCGTTACATCAGATACAGTAAGCACATTGTCTAATGCGGTATAGAATACTATATCCGCTAAATAACCAATATACATCTATACCTCCTAAACCGGCCCTGATGTTGTAGAACCGCCAGACTCTACACCACCATGCACATGATGAACTAAGGAAATACCATTGACCACCACATCGCCACCATTTGAATTGATAGATAGCGTGCCACCAACATTAAGAGTCATATCTCCAGGAACAGTGAGCACACGTTTACCATTATCCGCACCATCTGGAGTTGGATCCGCACTACTAAAGAATGTACCAATAATGAATCCATCAGAAAAACCACGACCGGACCGATTAGGTAACATAATACACAATACTTGGTCATCAATAGCCGGCATCCAATAGTCCTTATCATGTGCTGCACCTCGATTAATGACAGATAGTGGCGCCGTAACAACACCTTCTCTATCAAGGCGCGTAACAACGGCTTTACCTTCTTCAGGAATTGTACTTGAAACATTTCCAATGAATATCATATCTGCTAATGCAGATAATATATCAGTAGCCATTTAAACACCTCCTTACATCAATCGACGTTGAATAATTGGCCCCTAATGTATGCGTTGCTTTCGTAATTAAATAATTACCATCAAACACCCCAAATCCTTCGAGCTTAACAGTAACCGATGCCATAATAAGAGGATTACCAGGGAAACTAAAAGACATTGTATCTGCTTCCTTGTTGGCTTCTCTTAGCTTCTTTTTAGCCAATCTCTTTGCCTCCGCTTTGTCTTTTACCTGCTCATTGACCTCTAATACAGCAAGGTACGTATGGCCCTTACGGTCAGGATCTTCAAACGTATCCTCAATCACAGTTTTCTTATCCTTATTGGTGTATTTCACATGACATGCACGATATACCTCACGAGTTTTACTTTTATATGAATAAGATAACGCCCTAGTAATAATCAAAGGTGGTTGTTCACCTTCTTTAGTCTGTACAGGTTGATACTGGCCACCTGGTCTACGGATTATAACTTTAGGCTTCACATTTTCGTATTTGTAATCATCGAATATAATCAACTGTTCAGTGGATACTTTAAGAGAAAACCCCGCATCATTGCATAGTTTCTGCAAGAATGCGAGGTCTGATTCAGCACTTTGAGAGGCATCTTTTAACGGTGGGTCAAAATCAGCATCCCATACTAGCTTTAACTTATTATCTTTTGCCTTTTCGGTAGCAATCGCTTTCAGCGTTGTGGCTTTCCACGATTTGTCTTTCTTTTTCTCCCGTAAGTCAGTACTACCGATAATAGCGACACCTTTGATTTTAACTACATCAGGAAGGCTACTGCCCTCGAATTCATCAATTTCAAATTTGCCGATTGGTAATGTAAATTGTTCATCCCCTAATTTTTCCCATGCTACGGTATTAATAGCGACTTCTAGTAATGAACCTTTCACAGGATACCAATCACCGACCCATAGACGGCCCCTATCCTCTAATGAGATGGCCACATCATCTACAGTCCCTGAAAGGTTATCTGTGAAAGTTACATCAAGAAGGTACTTACTAATATCGTCTGTGATGTCCTTTGACTCCTTACTCCCCCAATGTTGGTACCCAATCGTACACCATGCCCGCCGTGCTAATTTCGTTTGTGGTGTTAAGTCTTTCTTCCATTTTTGGACCTTAGCTAGGCTCTTTTGTAAGCTCATATACTATCGCCTCCATGGTGGTAAGAATTCAGGTAAGGAATCAGCAGGGACATCTGGGCATGTCAACACAACACCAGCGGAAAATATCGCCGTATTACGGTGCTTTTGATTGGCTTCTAACAATAGATTGATGTATCGTTCATTACCGTACACTTTATAAGCGATTAAATCCCACATATCCCCTTGTATTGTTGTATAGTTAGTCATAACTCAACCTCCGTTGTCCGGCGGTATAGCTACGCATCATTTGTTCAAATTCACGCATTTTAGCGTCTAATGCTGACATAATATCATCTGTTGAAGAACCATTACCCGCGTTAATAACTGGTGCAAAAGTAATTTGCACAGGTGCACCACTATTACTAGATGAGGATGTTACAGGTACGCTAGGTGCTAATGATACAGTAGGTGCTACAGCTGACTGCGCACCACTCACACCTAACATCCGTCCGGCCGTTTGCCATAAATTCATAGCATTTGCACTACCATCAATAGGTACAATTACTTCAGGATATCCAGCTTCACCAATCAATGCAACTTCCGGAGATGTAATAACACCACCATTAGCATACGCATTACCGCCTGCAGCTTGAACACCTACAGTAAATCCACCACTAAATTGTGCCTTAATACTATCCCATGCACCTGAAATTGCATTAGACACAGCACTAGGAATTTGTTTAATCCAATCTAGTACCGCATTATATGCATCACTTGCCCATTGACCTGCGGCAGCTACAAAACCGGCTCCCGCATCAGCACATGCACTTGGTAAATTCATAATGAAATTAATAACATCGTTAACCAAACTACTAATCCACGATGTGGCTGTAGCATATGCCTCAGAGGCAAACGAAATAACCGCCGCTACGAATTCAGCGCCCAAAGTGATCATATACATAGGTAAGTTAATTAAGAAGTTATAAATCTCATCAACCATAGCCCCAAAAGTAGTAACTGCAAAGTTATAACATTCAGTGGCGAATGATACCACGGCAGATATAACAGCAGTACCAACTTGTACCGCAATCTCAGGCAATCGCATAATAATACCTATAATAAATCCTACAGCCATACCAATATATGTTGGTAAATTTAACCATAGATTTACATAGGCAATTATTGCCGCTTTCAACGCATTAAATACGCTAAGGCCTAATGATAAAAACCCATTAATTACTGTCATAATACCAGATATAATGGCACTCCATGCGGAACTTAAAGCAGAACACACGCTATCCCATATTGAACTCAATCCAGAACATACACTATCCCAAACAGATGTTAATGTAGCACAAATAGTATCCCAGTTAGTTACTAATAGGTATATCACTGCAATAATCGCCATAATAGCAATTACCCAAGGCCCACCTATTAATGCACCCGCTGCTTTAAACGCACCCATTGCCGTTTCTACACCTTTAAATGCCGTGGTAATTGTAGTAATACCTGATGCCAACTTAGTAGCCGTGCCATATAGTAATGCCAATTTCAAGCCATTAGTGACTACGGCGGCAATAGCTTCCTTATTATCCTTCATGAAAGTTACAACAGCTTGTAATACCGGTATCAGTGCCGGTAATATTTGCTGAGCAATTGGTATAAATGCCTGTGCCAAGCCTAATGCAACTTGCGTAGCTTCTGCTTTCAAAATGTTCATTTGTAACCATATTTCATGGAGTGATTTAGGATCTATACCAACACCTTTAATTTGTGACGCGGCTGCTTGTGCATCTGCGTAATTTTCAAAAACTTTAGTAAGCTCCATGCCTTTAGCACCTAATGTTTCAAGCATGAATTCTTGTCCACGGCCTTGTGCCACTGCATTTTGGTATCCTTTAGCCATTGCATCTAACTGTTGATTCATAGGCAATAACTTGCCATTGGCATCGGTCAAGGATACACCAAATTGACTGAGGTATCCTTGCAATGCTTCCGCACTTTTACCGCCACCGGCTAAAGTCTTATCCATTTTAGCGAATGACTTAGCCGCCACTTCTACATCGACACCACTTAACGTCATAATCTTCTTAAATTGCGATGTTTCAGCAGTTGTCATATGTAGTTTATTGGACAATTGATAGAGTGCTTCACCGGCATTAACTACATTATCTATAATGGCACCAATACCAAACCCACCGGCGGCAACCATAGCAAAACTTGCAAGCTTACCTGTAATACCACTTACCGCAGCACTAGCACCTTGCGCAGCTGATGCAGCACCTGCTAAAGGACTTGCACCACCCATTTTACTGATTGCATTTTGATGCGCTGTCTGACTTGCGATATTAGACCGCAACTGGGCTTGCCGTTGCAACATAGAATTTAGCTTTTGCTCGGCTGCAATTGCTGCGTTCCTATCGCTAGCATTACCAGTCTTTTGCGATATAGCTTGTAATTTTCTATACTGCGCCTGTTGGTCTTTGATTGCATTAGATAATTTGTTGAGTTCCTGAGATGCTTTTGATACGGAGGAGGATAACCCGCCATCGAGTTTACCTTTAATGGCAATCGCCATTTCTAAGACTTTATTGGCCATTATTTTCTCCCTTTCATTGCTTTATTCTCGCGCTCGATACCATCACTAATGAGCTGAACGTGGACTATGAACTCAGCCACGTCTAGCTCTCGAATGAAGTAATCCATCGGTGTACTAGTATATTTGCTACACGTAATTGCACACTCGGTGAAATACCGTTCTAGGTCTGTTATTTTTCGGAATTGAGCAAAAAATTCTGCACCTCTAAGCAAACTCTAGTGAAATCGGCAGCCGGAAGGCTATAAATATCATCTACTTTACAACCGCATGCAGCAGCTGCTACATGTGCTTGATATGTCATAGATAATGCTGGAACTGTAATAGTTCTATCTTCATTCTTAGCAGACTTTTCGCATTTAATTAATGTGTACCCACTGATTCCTTCAAATTGTAAGGAATGGCCAGCTTTTACTAATTCAATACCAGTTTGTTCATGTGTTTCGTTCATAGTGTTATGTTTACTCATTAGTGATCGTCCTTTCTACAGACTAAATACCAAGTGCAGCACGAACATCGCCAAGGAAGTCTGTGCCATCAGAAATAGAATCTTTATATGCATATTTATCGATTTCACGAACTACCTTGCCATCTTGTTCTAGTTTCAAGTATGTAGTTTCAATTGTGTTCGTTGCATCGATAGTATTGCCAGATTCATATGTGCCATTTTCTTTGGATTTAGCACGGCCACGAATAACGGCACGTGTAGGCACGATTACATATTTATCTTTACCACTATCCCAACATTGGATAGCACCACGTACTTCTAAGCGTACGCCACGGCCACCTGTAAGGCGGTGTGTAGTTTCTGTTGGAGTGTTCCATGTAAGTTTAGTTTCCATAGAGGAGTAGTGGCCAATAACTGGCACTTCTACTTCGCCTGCAATACCCACACCTTTTGCAGTTTGAGTCATTACAGATTCACTAGGTAAGTCCACTTTGGCAACACCTAAACAGTTGTCAGAACCTTCTTCATATACACGAAAGTCATTAAGTACTTCCGGTACTTGATTGATAGATGCCATGATTTATTACCCCTTTCTATACTGTTTGAAATAGCGTTTTGAAATAGGACACATCGTATTCAGAAATGCTTTCAATTTCTTGCGCTGGAATTGGAGGTGTACGGTATTTGTGGAAACGAATAATACCATTCAACAAATCTGTTGTAGGGTTTTCTGCTTCTTTAAATTCAATACGACCGCCCAAGATAAAGCCACGAGAAGTAAGGCCGTTAAGACGGATTGTTTCACTATCAAGAATTGTCTTGATGTTACGTGGCAAGATAGGCATATCTACTTTTTGCCAATACGTTAAAATGAATGTTTGGTCATCCCAATCATTGAAGCGACGTACACAAATAAATGTATCCTTAACATCAGTCGTGCCAGGATATGCACCTGTATAGTTGCCCCAAGATACCCAACCATTGATATTAACGGCAGTCATAATGCCTTGAGAGTTCAATAAGTTGGCTTGGGAATGTGTAAGCATTACTTCCTTGCCATTAGCCAAGCACAAGCCTGTAATGTTCATAGATTTATTGGAAGGTGATAATGTAGGAATATCACTATTGGATGCATCGCATTTACCAATAATACCCATGATGTGTGTAGACATATGGAACATGTAATCGCCATTGCGGACCATTGGCCAACATACGACTTCAGATTCACCTGTATAGCTATTACCTTTCTTCCATTCGTAAGCATCTGTGTATTTAACAACTTGTGTAGTATCAATATCTACCAAAGTAGTCGCACCAAATAAGTTGTTGATAACACGAGATTTTGCTTTCATTACAGAAGCGACTGTAGGATTTTGAGAAAATCCAGGTGCAGCAATAAGACCAGGTACAATACCGAAATGATGATAGATTGTATCAATCAATTCAAAACCTGTTGCTTTTTCGTTACTATCCACACCGCCGATTACGTTTTTATAATCAAAGTTTTCTACATCAAGTTCATCGTATGTGAGGTTCAATGTAGTTGCGGAATCGAATTTGCCACCTTTTATAACAGAGATGATCAATTGATTCTTGTCATCAAATGCAGCCGTATAGTCTGTGTTGGCCACACCTGTTTGACCACCGCTAGATACTTGCAAAGTATTAAGCAATACTGCTGCTTTTACAATGCATTTCTTTTCTGCCAATGTAGCAGTTGTTGTAGTAGATTTCTTATGCTTTGTAGGATCCAATACGTTAACAAATACGATTGGAGCTACACCATATAACTTAAATTGCGCATACATTGCTTCACACAATGTAAAATGTGTCCAATCTTCAGAATAGCCAAGTTGTTGAACAGCTTCTTCCCAGCTGTAACAGATGATTGGCTTATTAACCACTGCGCTAGGGTCTTCTGTAAGGTGTACTGGTGCAGTACCGAACACAATTGGAAGGCCGGCAGTAGTTTGGACAGGAGCAATTACAGAGGTAGCTTGCTCACTTGTTTTGACGCCATGATAAAAGGCCATTTACTTCACTCCTTTATAATTCTTCAATGCGTTTACATAGAATACATTTAATTGTGTGCCTTGTGTTCTCACATCAATCATTGCTTGATTGAGTTCATCTAAAGGCACGAATAAATGCATAAAAATAGGGTCTTCCGCTTCCGGCAGTGGTGCACCGTCGCTAAATACCATGAATTGATTTAGCCGGCTACTGCGGAACGAAGGCCCAACATATACAACAGGGTTCATCGTTGTCTCCTATTCAATTACTTTATTATCCGTAAATATCTTATTTAGATTTCTACGAATAACAGGAATATACACTTCGAATTCAAGATATCCAACCCATTGAGGATATGGTTGATCATCAGGAATTGTTGTATTAACTATATTCTCCTTAATTTCATATTTAAGTGCGACAGGATTATCAGATAGTAACCGCTCACGCACTACCTCTAAGAGGTGATATAGTCCGACATGGCCTTTTGTTAAGGCCTCGTCAAATGTAGTAACCAATACTGTAATCCCTACAGTCGAACTATCTGCATCATTAACAGAGTACGGACGTACTACTACTGCAGGGCATAACTTGCGCAAGTCCGCATTATTATCCACCCTTGGTAAGAAACCGCTCCATACTCGAATAGTGCTCGCGGTAACATCACTGGTTTCATTTAGCTTGCGCAACTCGTCCATGAGATAGGCAGCAATGCCGTCTGATACGTCTAATGGTGTCATTAGTTACCTCCTAACGCGCGCTCTAATTCGTGATATAGGCGCTTTTCATACATTTCCATGCCTTCTTTTTGCATGGCATTCATAACAGTTTCATTACCAAACATTTGCGGTAAGGCTGGTCCATATATCCCTTTTAATGGGTATCGTTCCTTGCCTTGGCGTTTCATAAAGATACCTGATGCACTAACAAAGCCATTTGGTACCTTTGTTTCTGTACCTTTTTTAATAGATACAAACACACCTTTTCGCTTAAGTGATTTAATTTTGAAGTACTTTTGAGCGCTAGTATAACCACCTTTGATACGCATTTCTGTACCGTCATTCAATTTATTGATAGATACACCGGACTTTACGACCGATACACCTTTAATGGCGTAGATATTACGTAGTGCTTGCGTACCTGCTTTTCTTGCAGTCGTTGCAGCACGCTTTGAAGCGACTTGGCAGACACGTCGAACTCTATCTTCTTTTAATGTTTCCAGTGCTTTTTCAATTGTTTTCACTGCACTTTTATCAAGTTCTAGCTCAACCATCCGTCAACACCGCCTCTAGCTTCTGCTCTGAGTTCGATAGACACAAGTCCATCTTCTTCCGTTGCACTTTGAACGATGTACACATCACTATCTAATCGGAATACGTTCCCCTGTGATGGAATTTCAGGGATGTCCTTTAATTTGCAATGCACAAATACAGACACCCCATGCAATCCGTCATTTGATACGTGAGAGCCATTCGACAAGAATGACTCCCTCGCCGTTGGCGATTGAATAACCGCTTTAGCTACTGTGCCATTTAGATTATGCCCTTCGGCGAATTCATCTTCATTGAGGAATACATCGTCAATATCGCTTTCTAGGTAATCTTTAAATCGCATTATTTTTTCACCGTAACTTCCGCATCAACTTCAGGTAATTCCATTTCTTCTTCCGGTTCATCTGGAACGACTTCCAATGGTTCCGGTACTTCAACAGGATCATCTTCAGCAGATTCAAACTTATCAGATTCAAGTAAAGACAACGCAATCGCTTTCTTTTTGATGTCGACTACTTCGCCTTTTCCATACATCTCACCTTCATGTGCTAAATAACCCTTTAATACTCTGATTTTCATAAGTAGGTTACCCCCTATTTAGTCTTAATAGTAGCCCAATCGTCGATAGTTTCAGGAATCAATACGCAACGAGAATACACAGTCAACGTTAATTCTTGTGTGCCCTTATTAGCATAGTAATTAGGCACATAAATACCTGCATATGTTGTAAATTGGTTATCATCGTTAAGCAATGTTACTGCTGCATGTTGTTGACGGCCACGACCAGGAACACCTAATACAGCTGCATCATCACCAATAAAGGCTTTTACTTTGCCTTCAGCGTCTTGATATGTTTCAAGATATGCGTACACATCAATATTCAAGGACATAATACGGCCAACATATCGAACTTGTGGAGACAAGTATTCAGGTGCAAAGCTGAACATAGATATGTTTTCGCGATTAGGAATAGCTAACCACTTATTGATAGACGTATTATCAAGAATGTATTTTTCAACATTTTTACCTACAACCAACACAGTTGGTACGATACCTGCGTTTTCTTGAATTTTTTCAGATGCCAATTTCAAATCGTTATAAATATCAGCACCAGCTTGGTCCCATGCAGTAGTTGGTGTAATATTTTGTTCAAATTCGAAATCAATTTCATCAGTTAAAACAGTTGTACCATCATCCGCATAACCTTCAATTTTGCACTTACCTGTAGTAAGTAGCTCTGCCGCCATTTTGTTTTTACGATTAATAATTGTCCCTTGCAAATAAGACAAATCTTCAGCTTGCATTTGAGAAGAACGTTGTGAAGGTGTCATTGTGGATACAACATTTTCAGCAAATGCACGTTGGTCAAGTTGGTCTGGGTCAATAACTGTACTAGGGCCCATCATAGGTGCTTCATATAAAGCAATTTTAGAGCCGGCACGTTTAACATTCACGCCAGATGCACCACGAGATACAAAAGGTGCTAATGTACGACCACGCTTACGAGTTTCTACTGTGATTTTTTTAGAAGTTGCAACTGCTGGAACTTGTGGGAAGAAAGTATCAAGCAAGAAACTTGCCGGCGCTTTCATGCGTTCCACCGCTTGCATCAAGGAAAATGTATCTTTAAAATCAATTGCCATTATATAGTTCCCCCTATTTAATGCTAGTTAAGAATAAGTGAGCGTCCTTGAAGTCCGCTTCATGATCATTAATTTTGTAAGATTGGTCAACTACCAATACTTCACGATTAAAGCGACCGGAGATGTATACAGTTAATACATTGTGGTCAGTAGTTGCAGTAGTATCAGATACTACGATACCTGCAGGTTTACCAGTTGTTGTAATTTTTTGGAATGTACCAGCATTGTTTTCAAGCACTTGGCCACGTTTATAATCGCCGACTGCTACTTTTACATTTTGAGTTAATACCGGTACACCGCCACCACCTAATAGGTAATCAGCTGCGACACCATTTACTTGTTCGAAATATGCCATTATTTACCGCCTTTCTTAGCATTCGCAAATGCTACGACTTCATCAATTGCACTAGCTTTTGCTACTGCATCATTGGTTTCTGGTGTAGATGCACCTTGAGGTGCTACTTGATCCGCACCGGATTCCATTTGGTCAATAACTAATTGTCGAATTTGGTCCACTACTTTGTTATCAGTTGTAGGAATATCAGATACGGCAGAGATGAAAGGTGTTACTTCATCTACAGTCTTACCTTCTTTAACAGCCACATCTACTAAACGATTGATGACTTCATTGTTGCCTTTTAACGCATTTAATGCTTCAACGCGTTCGCGTTCTGCTGTTACTGCTGTTACTGCTGTATTTTCTGCAGGTTCATTTGTAGAAATACCAAGCAAACCTTTTAAGCTTGCCATAAATTGATTTTCAGTCATAGGTTTCTCCTTATGTTTTAAAAATTGTTTGATTTTGGCTTCATTTTTGGCCGAGTACTTGCAAGATACTTTGTTTACAATAACCATTCCGTTATTCATAACAGCATTATCAATAATCGCCGTATCTACTTCATCAATTAGGCCGTAGGACTTCGCCTCGTCCGCTGTGAGCCACGTTTCATCATCCATAAGTGTATTTACCTGTTCAGATGTCAAAACATCGCTACGGCTTAAATAAACGTTTGCAATTGTTTGTTTAACACTTGCCAAATAGTTAGCCATTTTAGTTAACCCGTCCGCATCAAAGCTATCGCCTAGATATACGGATGGGTTGTGAATCATGTACAAGGCATTGCTTGGCATGATTACCTTATCGGCAGCGCATGCAATAATCGTAGCTGCACTTGCGCACAATCCATCAATATGTGCCGTTACGTTGCCGGTATAAGTCTTAATCATATTGTGTATGGCTTGCGCTGCGAATACGTCACCACCGCCAGAGTTGATGCGCATTGTTAGGTCATTACCATTACAACTAGCCAAGTCACTTGCAAATTCACGTGGTGTAATTTCATCACCCCACCAAGAAGTATCAGAAATATCACCATACAAAATCAATTCAGATTGACCGGTACCATCTTGTTTTACAAAATTCTTAATAGACCAGAATTTATTCATCCTCTTCACCTCCTTTCGCTTTAGATTTAGAGCCAACGGAAGGATTTACCGCATCAGCTAGCCCCATGCCATATTTCTCCATGAGTTGCTTTTCAAACGCAAGTTGTGCAATATTTTCTTCAAGATCTGTCCCTGTCATTTCGGCCGCTTCACGTTCGCGAGTGGAAACTCCACTCTGAACGCGAAGGTTACTACCATTCATATCCTTAACAGGGTCAAGGATTGACATAGTAGGTCCAAACCAATCAGCATTGCACCATGCTTTTCGAATCAATGGATCATCAAAGAAACCAGGCGCTTCAATTCGTCCATTCGCTACGGCTTCCATTAACCATACCTCATAGATTGGTTGACAGAAGTCACGAGCGAACCACTTTCGCCGTAGTTTATATTCTTCCCAAGCCTGTAACATTGCTGCACGGCTTGCAGAATATGAGGAGTTGAAGTTCTTCATCAATACTTCGTAAGGTTGGTTAAGTGCAGCACCTACTTGTTTGATTAGTTGCGTACTAAATACTTCAAAAGTAGATTGAGCATTGGATGCATCCACGCTCTTTACATCCACACCTTTCGGCAAGGCATTTAATGTTCCAGGGCCTAAATTGTATTCTGATACATCAACTACTGGTTCCGTTGGATCATCAACACCATTGTCGGCCAACATATCATTTAACGAACCGGAGTTAGTAACGGCTTCAGTAAAAAATAATGCAAAATACGATTTAATAATGGCAGAGGTAAGCTCTGCGTTTGTGTAACGATACACTTGCTTAAGTGTTTCAATGACTGGAGCTAAATAAGGCACCCCTCTGTACTGCTCAGGTCTAGTATCATTACTAATTTGCAGTACATTAGGAATACTTGTTCGCTTGCCGTATGCTTCAACTCTTGCCCATGTCGTTAACATGCTTGTAATTGGTTCACCTGGCACTTGATTAGATACCCAGTAGGCTACAATAGCGCCATCAGTATCAATTTCTACACCATTCAATATGCGGTTCCCATTATCTGGGTTAAGCGCTTCAACACCAGTTGGATCACCTGTAACATATGTAGAATTGGTAAGCGGATTACTTACACGATTACCTTCAATTAATTGAAGTCGCAATGTATACGGCATATCTGGTGTTGTTGGCTTACGTCTAAACACTGCGAAACTATCACCATCAGTAAGATATCCTTGATATGCGATGCTTTGCATATCGTATAAATTGTTCTTGCGATAAATATCACAGTCTTTTGATTCGGCCCATAGGTCAAACTCAGCTCGAACCTTACGAGCCCATGTCCTAGCTTCTTCTGCACTGATTCCCAAGATTTGGAATTTAGGTCTAGGGAACACATTGAGTCCTGCACCAACTGTATGAGTGGTGCTTGTATTGATTGCAGCCGTTCCGACTGGCGTATTGATGGCTAAATCTGCGGATCTATCACGCAAAGTTGATAGATTTGCGCCAATATCAGCCTTATACCCAAGTTTTCTAGGATTATATCCTTTCAATGATTTGTTATTATGAGAGGCTCCACCCTCACTATATCCGCTATTTTTAGCCCTCGGAGTGCCTATTTTAGCGCTAAATTTCTTGTTTTTTCTCGCCATTTTAGCCCCTTAATCTCTAAAAACTACCCGTTTTGACCGGTTTCCACGTCCATTATCGGTGTCCATACCTGGTAATTTGGCTCCTCTAGCCACTAAATCATCAATCATTTTTCTTACTTCGGCTAAATTTGCCCTTGTAAGAGTCCGATTTCCAATGGTATAGCTTTGGCCGGTCAATATTGCTTCCTCGGCTTTGACATACCACTCTAACCGTACATCAATAAGCCTTGGCTTACTTGAATAACTAGTTGCCATACATCCTCCTAAATATCTGCTGCTTTACTAGCTCTGCGAACACGTTTCCGCATTGGTTTCTTTCTTGGAGTAGTTACTGTTGTAGTGGAATGGCCCCCACCTTTAACTACTTCCGCCAATCTATCCCAATCAGGATGGATTGAATTCATACATGCTAGGTTATATACACGTAAATCCAATGGTTCATTACGAACCCCTGCTGTAGGTTCCCATATTTCATGGATAACGCCCTTACGTTTTACTTTCTTTTTGTGTTCTGAAATAATCCCCTTGAAGTACAGTTCATCGTACCCTCTTGTTCCTAAGAATTCTTCATCCAATGGAAAATGAAAGTACTTAGCACCAGGTTCATCGATGGCCAATCGGTTCATTACCTGTTGTTTCCCATCGTCAACACCTAGCATTACAAGGGGAATCTTGCTCCCCGAAGCTTTACCAATCTTATAATTTAACGGTATACCAGGTGTTCCGGCCGTACCTTTGATGGCAAATCGTTGCTTACTGAAGTTCTTTTCACAGTATTCATATACTTTTGACGTGTAGTGACCGCCGGAGTCAATGAAAGCACGTGCCACTTTAAGACCTGTGCCGTTCTTAAATCGGTATACTTTATCAAGCACCGCATCAAGTGCATCCCATGTTGCTTTATTATCAGGTTCCCCAAGGATAACACCCTTACATATCCCCCAACATTCTTCGCCGTACCCCCAACCGGTGATTTCATACTCTAACCGATTATCTTGTGTATCTACGGCACCAGTTAGTAGTAATACACCGTCCGGAAGGTCTGCGCCATATTTCTCACGGCGCCTAATGAATTGCTGATAGTCTTCGAATGCACCTTGTTGTGCGTATGATTCACCGAAACGCGTATTCATGACTACCTTTTCACGTGTAGGGTCGCCTTTAGCCTCTAGCCATTCCCTCATGATGTCATTCCAGGTTAGCCACGGAGACGTGAATCCATTTACAAAAAAACTGCGTATGCCATTATGCAACGCAGCCGGGTTTTTCGATATGTACTTTTGAGGAACTTTCCGCATTTCGTCTTCAGAAAATGTAGATCCGCAATCTGGACACCGCCATTTCACATCACTAACTACTACAATCTTCCGACCTTTAGCGTCCTTATGTTCCTCTGTCTCACATTCCATCTCAGTATGTCGTATCAAATGGTACTCACCACAATTAGGGCACTCATGTTGCCACTCCTCCTGCGTGCCTGTTTGATACTCTACATCGATTCGTGAGCTACCTTCATTCGTTGGTGTGGAGAATAACCCCATTACCCTGTTCCAAAATGTTGTCATACGTTTGGCAGCAAGATCTACTGGGTCACCTTCTGTGCCAGCGCTATCTGGGAAGCGGTCAACTTCGTCCGCAAGTAACACCCGTACAGGACGCGATGCTAATCCTGCCGGACTATTCGCCCCACACATGATAAGACGTCCACCAGGGAAGAGTTTAGATAAGATTGTGTTCTTGCCATCTCGTGTCTTGGCGCCGTCCTCGGATTTAGTCTCATAAAATACTTGTGATAATACTTTCGTATCATGGATCATCGGAGAGATACGAGACTTTGAATAATCTTGAGCCAATTCGATAGTCGGTTGAATCATCATGACCGCACATGGGTCAAGGTGAGCATATCGCCCTAGCACATTATTCATTATGTCTGACTTCCCTATCTGTGACGCTGACTTAACCACTACCCGATTGATACCAGGTTGCGTGAAAGCATCCATAATATCCTTTTGATATGGTGCTCTACTCGTTTTCCAACGCCCTGGTTCAGCAGAAAGGCCTTGTGATAGCATGCGATAATCGTCAGCCCATTGGCTAACACTCGTTTTTGGTAGTGGTTTTAGACCCATTTTAGAAACATATTGCCACAATTCTTTTGCTGTTTTCATGCTATCACCTCCTTTTTTGCATTAAAAAAGCGCCTAATTTGGCGCTTTATCCTCGTCTAATTCATCGCTATCCATGAATAATGACGGCGTATATTCACTTAATTCAGATAATTTGTCCTCAATCTCTTGAGTTAACAAGTTATATGCTTCCTCTTTTGTCACATTCTGTAGTTGTGGCGCCAGTTTTGTTGGCAATCCTAACAATTGTGTACGTAAATTAACAAGCATTTCTGTCATAACCTGTTCTACCGTATCCGCTGAGTACACTTCGCCGTTCATTTTGGCTAGTTTCAACTCAGCAATCTTGCGTTTTGCACGTTCATTCTTGGCCTTTTCAACCTCGAATACCGCATCATCGGTACTGCTTACCTCTTCAATAGAAGATTGACCCTTATATTTGACATAATTGATAACGGATTTGATAACCAAAATCTGATTTTTTTCATCCGTTGCTAAAACCCCTTCTTGGAGCAGTTGCGAAACACGTTGACGCGAGAGTCCAAGTGCTTTTGCCAGGTTCGACTGAGAGGCCGTTGCTGTTTTCAAATCATCTGTAATTTTCACTTATCAATCAGCCTCCTTTCATTACCTGTATCACTAGCAAGGTCATAAAAAAATTAAAATCTAGGCAATTTTTGGGGTCTCGGCCACCGCAAGGCATCAGCTTTGGCCAGAAGGACCCGTAAAAAAATATCCAAATTTAAAATAATATATTCAATATTTAAAATTTATTTTTTATTTTTACGATGAGACAGACGGCGCTCATCTTCATGACGGTGCCGTGCCTCATCCCTATCCACATGTCTCATCACATGGTGTGCATGCGAACATGAACGGCAATAACCATTAGCTTTTATTACTATTTTGTTAGCACCACACATTCCATGATGATTATCTAAGCATGCAGTCTTATTGCATTTTACATTAGGCATACCGTTCACATCCTTTCATCGCCTACTCAATACACACAACTCACAAGGTATAAGTATATCTTAAGGTTGTGTAGTTATATATTTAAAGAGGTCAAACATGAATCATTGATTAGTGAGTTGTGTGTATTCAATAGGCACCAGGGGGTGGGGGTATATCATATGTACAAAACAAAAGGCCCGTATAACTGAATGGTTACACGAGCCTAATATTTTGTTTTGAGTGATTTGGTGAATGATTGCTCAGTGGCAATTTTCACACATATATAATATCACATATCTAAATACCAGTTTGGTACTATTTGGGTCAGTTTGGTACTATTTGGGTCAATTCTTGACCTAATTCAATTAATGCTTCCTTTTTATATGACTGTACCTGTGTTTTACTATACCCTATAAATGATACCACACCTTTAAATGACATACCATTAACATATTCTTGCATCAATGCTATCTTCCCCTCAACACATCGTAAGCACTCAATATGTTTTCTTGCATCTTCGCGTAACTGAATCAATGCATTTGTTTTCTCAAGGCATTTAGATTCGCTTTCTAACATCTTAGCTATACTAGCTTCTAACCCTTCTTTAATACCGCCACCTGATACACGATCCTTACTATAATCTATTGCACTTAGTGACGTAATATCACTTCTTAATCGTTGCAATTCTCTTTTGGCTGATTGTATTTCTAAGGTGCATGATTTTATTGGCTTTAAATATTCAATAGCATTTCTTATATATTTCTTTTCTTGTTCTTTATCCATGTATCCGCATCACCTCCCGTTATAAATTATCACCCTTTTATATGTCATATCCCATTGCTTTACGATTTATTACATATATCGTTTCCGCATCAGTATGTTCTCTTTTAGCTATGATTTTTAAACAAGTTTCTTTGTTAGGCATGTTTCCTGCATGTGTATTTACATGACATTGACTGCATAATTGAATTAGATTTTCTCTGATATCTCCACCACCACTACCACGAGAAAATACATGATGTGGTTCTATATTACATAGTCTGCCACAGTATTCACAATGGTTTGTTCTAATTGTTTTAATCACTTTTTTATCAATGATTCTCTTATGTTTAATCGCCATTATTTATTACCAGTGCTTCCAAAACCGCCTGTACGTTTATTTGTAGTTCTATCCTTAGCCGTAATACGATATGGCATAATAATTAATTGCGCCAATCTTTCGTTCTTATTATATTCAAACGGCGTATCACCTAGGTTCCTAATAGGTATCATAATATGACCTTCGTTATCATCATTGTTATAGTAATCTGCATCAATAATACCTGTTCCATTCGCTAGCATGACATCATTATTAATACCCACACTTGATCTTAAATGCAGTTGAATATGTTCATCATAGTTCAATCTGCATTTGATGCCAGTAGGAATGAGTTTTGTTTGATGTGGTAATACGACGCCAGTCTCATAAGGTTTAACGTCATATCCTGCTGCATATTCTGTTTTTCGTTCAGGTAAATCAGCCTCTTCATATCCTGTTACACGTTCAAATTGATTTTCGTTCATTTATTTAATCCCCTTTTTACATAACTTTCTTTTACTAATAGTTCACTATCGATTCACCCATTTCATACAGCCAATTTTCATAAAGTATTCAAGCTTATTCTGATTAAGCGGTATAGCTTCCTTTCTTGCTTTAGCTCGCTTTTTAAAATCAACTTGTTCAATAATGGCTCCATCTTTTCTCACCTTATATGTAATTAATATCAAACCGTTATTACCTATTGCATCTAATACCTCAGTCTCATTTAATGCGTATACTTCAATAGGCATTGCATAGTAGAGATATTTAACATTGCAGTTATCATGCTGATGATCTTTTTGAAAATCACGTCTGAAATCTTCAATACTGGTTTTGATTTCGACTTCAGTTACATACCTTGTTTTCAAATCAAAGTAGATGAAGTCTGCTTCATACTCGGTGTTACGTGGTCGCCACATAAGAACATTGGGAATACATACCTTTCGCAGGAACAACTTTTTTCCAAGAAGTTGCTGAATTTTGCGTTCAGTTAGTGAATTCATATAACATCATCTTTCAAGCATTGATTACACGCTTTTTGATACACATCAACATATGTTTCTTTCTTATCTCCACTATATGTAACTTCGATATACTCTTTGATATGTACACCGCTTACCAACGCTTTCCAGTTTTGTAATGTTTTAGAAAACCAAACTACGTACATATCCATAAGTGCTAATTCATTAGCGTTATAACCAAATTCATTAAATAATACTGTTCTTGCTGCATTAATTGCTTTTTCTTGTAATTTGTACATAATTACCTCTCTATATATTGCTCGCATCGCTTTAATATATCTTTCACCAATTCTAACGGAATATGTGATCTAGCATTGTATCGATTGATACCCTTTATGTTTAACTTATTGAATTTGATTTGGTTTTTCATATCATCTTTAAGTAGTTTTAAATCGATATTGCTACCAAACTTTGTAGGCTTCTTAATTGGGTAATCATAGTTGTTGTAATATGTTAGGTTTTCATAAGGAATATTAAACCCTATCACATTGGCTATGTATTCCCATATCCGCCCATATGCTGGGTTTTCAATCACAAATACTTTAGGTTGATACCTCTCAATGATTTTTAATGTGTTGTATATGCACATCTCACCATTGATGCGTGTTAGGAATGACTTGTCATACTTGAATTGGTAGTTTTCATAATCAGCTTGATTTCTGATTGTGAATTTACTTCCTTGTTCATATTCACCAAACAGATTGATAGTCATATCCTTTTCTTGTTTCCAGCAAGCGTTACCACCTTTCATCGCACTTGCTACACTCCAGCTTTCACATGGTGGACTAGCTAGAATAACATCTGGTCTATCTAGTCCATCTAGTGTTTCCCATAGTGCTTTTGGATTGTGTAATGTGTTGATTGCTAAATCTTGATTGACACACGCATTACCAATTCCTATTGAGGTTATTGTGTGCCACCCCCCCATATTCACGTTATATTCATCTACCGCTCGGCGATAACATCCGTTGCCGTCATCAAATAACCCCCATATATGCATAGGCTATTTACTTTCTTTCAATCTGAAACTTTCCGTAATAGGAACACCAGCCTCTGTTGGAATGTAAATGATTTGGTCTTTACTATCTTTCAACGTATCAACCCATAACCAATGAATGTATGCCTCATTACCTTTTAATGACTGACCGATAATTTGATTAGCTTTTGCAGTACCCTCTGCACGTTTCACTTCTGCTTGTGCTAGGCTTTCAGCACTATCTAATTTTGCTTTAGCCTCTAATACTGCAACTTGTCTGTTCTGTTCCGCTCTAGCAAGTTCAGCCTCACCAGCCTTTTGTTGTTGCCATACCATATACATCGGAACACCAAACGCAAAACTCCAAACTACCGCACCAATCATAACTACTACCAATAAAGCTGATACAATCTTATTCATGTTTATTTCTCCTTTTCCTTAAAAAATACTAACTATACTGTTTTACCTCTACGTTGTCCCAATTTGCTTCCACAACATGCATCTAGTATTTTCATTTATAATTTCCCTCTGAATCGATATAATCACCAATACGATATTGCTCTGTTTCCATAACTACAAATGCACGATTTTCGTATCCGTGCTCTTTTTCCCATGCTTGGAACACCTTTGATAGTGCATCGGTTAGCGCATCAATATGCTCTTTTTTCACACTTCTCATGTAATCATCAGAATACTCTATGATTTCATAGTCCATCCAATCATCAGCAACTTTCCAAATCACTTGTTCGCCGTCTACTTCTGGTACATATTTATAAGGATGTCCAATTTCTACGTAATCATCAAGTACATCTTGTTCTAAATATTCAACATCATTCTTCTCATCCCAACAATAATGATCATAGTAATTTAAAAAGTCATCAATTGCTTCTTCAATACTTCCTTGTGGATCACCCGCATCACCATCAAAGCACCAGCAATATTGATTTTTATCCTGTTCGAGCATTTTTAATAACCTCGTTTCTTCAGATATTGCCATACAGTACTAGTAGATTTATTAACTACTACTGCAATAGCACTTAATTTCAACCCTTGTTGTCTTAATTCAATGGCCTTATCTACCCATTTTTCAGGTACCTTATTGGCCGTTCTTAATTTTTGACCACATGATTTACTACAGGTTTTTGTTGTATTACGTAATCTATATTCTGTTTTATATTTCTTTCCACATATTTGACATACCTTTTCAACCATCTGCCCTGTATGTTTATCTACCGCATCATATTTATGTTCTTTTACTCTCTTGTTTTTATTCTGCTTATTATCTTCCAAATTATATTTCCATATAGGTAAGTGTTGTAAAAAATATGGTACGTTGTTCATCGTTTATTTACTTCCTTTATCTGTCACATCTACTAATTGATAATATGCACATCACAGTTACACCTATACAGGTTCCAAAGAAACACCCTAATAAGAAAGTCCAAATCATGAATTACTCCTTCCCTCTGTTACCCAATTGATATATACCACTGCCTTTGCTAAATCTTGTATTTCATCATCTTTTTTTCCAGCTCTCAATAAATATTTCAAAGCATTACCTTTACACCAACCTTTAAATTCTTATTCCGTCAATGTAGCACGAATAACATCTACGCTTTCAATATCTAATCCTTTTAATTTATAATGCTTTGGATTATGTACCGCATCACACTCATTAATATCTTTTTTTAATTCACAAACTTTATTCATGCTTTGTCATCCTCTTCGATATCATCTTTTAAGCTAAAATCAAATTTTGCTTGCGCCCGTTCTCCTCTAATATACCCACGTATCCTTGCCTCTAGTTCTCTCAAGATACCGATATCTTTCGTATCCATCACATCAAATAAAGTATTAACTCTTATCGCACCTGTTTTAAAACCTATTCCTGCTTCTGGCGCCATTAAAGAACCAAAAAATACTAACGACTCTAATTCATCCGTTTCTCTTGCATATCTTAGTTGTATTTTAGAAACATTAAGCATGCATTGTGTATCTAATTTACAGACCTTTCCAAGATACTCTAATACTCTAGCTTCCATTCTTTTCCACGCATCATACAATTCAGGACTTTTCTCATCCTCTGACTTTATACGTAGATCTGCTATAGCACCTGTACTCAAAATATCTTCATATATAATATCCATTCCTACGCCATATGTTGCAAAACTCTTAATTTTCATTATTTTCCCTCCAATATAGCTATGCTTTCAGCAGTCCAATCATAAATATGTTCATTAGCTTCTTTGTAGAAGATGGTATCCGCATCAATTCGTTTATTTTGACCTTCTACATACACCTCTATAGTTGGTGTTCCCCATATACTAGTTGTATATGCCTCTTTATGAATAACTTCACCATGGTCATATATAATGCCAACCGTGTTATCCCAATCTTCTTCAATTCCCGCATATACAACACAATTACATCCAATCTTAATAATGTGTCGTGCTACTTTTTCCCAATCCAAATTTCTTGGTTTATTTCCATTAAAAGCTGCTGCATTACATTGATTAATACATTCATACGTATCCATGTTGTGTCTCCTAATCAAATACATTCCCTTTAATTTTTAGTTCTTCTGCTTCATTCACTATGAATCCTAAATCCCAATAACACTTCTGTTCACTCGTAATGACCGATACACACCATTTCATATCTTGTTCGTTATAAAATACTTTAGCTATAAATCGTCTGTTACAATGTGGCATTTTATATTCAATGATGTCGTTTTCATAAATCAAATCATCCGCATCATCTACACCATCTGTAGCCCTACAAATCGTATACTCCTTTATACTGATTGGTTTCTCATTTTCCTGATATATTTTACATTTCCCATCGTGTCTAATTGCTACACCATATACCCAATAATTAGCCGATTTTGCTTTTACATGTGTAATTCCCATGTTATTATCACCTATCTTGCCCTTATCACCCATAGTTGTGCTAATAGTGTTATGATTTCTTTCTTATGTGGTATATCTTTCGTTTCTAATTCTGTTACTATATCCGCTATATACGCTTTTGATATTACCGACATATTTGCATACCGCATCATCTTATCTGTTCTTGATTCCATATCATGCGCTCTCGTATTTATATGTTCTTTTTACAATACGATAAGTTGAACCATATGAAATCTTGTATCTTTTAGCCATCTCCCTAAGTGTATAGTTTCCTGTTTTATAATCTTCACATATCTTATTTCCTACACTTTGACTTAATTTATTGTGTTTTAAGTCTTGCATATCTTTTTGTGAAATCGTCTTACAAGAACGTATGCCCATACATTTTAAGGCTCTAGTAATTGTCACATTGCCATATACACAAGCCCATAATGCCAACCAATTTAATCTCACACCTGTAGGATCATTCCTGGTCATATTCCACCTAACCTTTCTTCTGTCTTTTTCTGTCTTTTTCTGTCTTTCTTCTGTCTTCATAGAGTTTACATCCACTGCAATACTTGGCCATAACATAAGGTCTTTTAACTGCAATTCCCATTTGATTTGGACATGGTAGCATAAGCTTATGTTCATTAACGCATGTATTTTTAACAAATAAACCTCCAAATTCAGTTAATTGAATGGCATGTTTACATGTTTTTGCTTTTTTGTATTCATTTCGTCTTGCCACTACCGCATCAACCTTTCTGCTTTTTTCCTTGATTTACACCGTACATTTGTTTTATGTTTTATTTCTTTATCTGGCAGTGTCTCTGCGCTGCCTTTAAAAGGGAATTTGTTCATCCTCACCAAATGTTTCAAAATTACTTGGCTCATCATCTTTATTCGATAAACTATCACCAATGAAATCTGCTACTACTTCAGTAACATATCTTTTTTCACCCTCTTTAGTCTCATAGGATCGTGTTTGTAGTCTTCCATTTACAATACATCTATTGCCTTTGATTAGCTTACCTACATTTTCGCCTAACTTCTTCCACGCTACACAATTAACATATGCAGTTTGTTCTTTTACTTCACCTGTACTCTTATCTACATATTCATTACTAGCAGCAATAGTAAATCTTGCTACAAGTGATCCGTTTTTTGTAAAAGTTAACTCTGGATCACGCACTAAATTCCCCATTAATTGCACATTATTCATAATTTCCTCCTAATCTATCCGTTTATTCCAATATTTTTCACAAGCTAAATACTTTGTCGCTTCTTCGAAACATACAATAGCCGAACACTTATCACATACCACCATATGATGCTTTTCAGTAACTTTAATACCTGTTACCACTCTGATTGATTTATTCCCGCAGAATGGACATGGTCTCAGTCGATTTTCTCTTCGCATATATTTCACTCCATTTCGTAAGACGTATTAATCTATATGTTCTAAATGGATATCCATAATTATTGATACCTTCATATACGCTATCTTTATCCAGATAATAGCCTTGTGGAACTTTAATTTCTTTTCTCCACTCCGTAGCTTTAATAGTTTTACTTTCTACCTTTGGTTTATCTAAATTCGTACTTGAAACCCATTTCTTAGATGCGTGTGTTGGACTGCCTTGTATATCCATTTTTCGTTCTTTTATAAAATACTTAGCTAATCCAATTGCATCTTCAGCTTCTCCTCGGTACAGTTCTACTTTTGTATATCCATATTCCCATAACTGTTTTAGAATTTTAGTATTTAATCGAATACCTTGATTAAGTAGCATGTGAAAGTGTATTTTGCCTTGCCGTTCCATAATATAAATATATTTACAAAGCTCTTTTTCTTTCTTAAATCTTGCTCTCAACCTTCTAATAAATTTAGTCATCCTATTTTTTGCTTCAGTTTCATCAGGATCATCTCGAAATGTCAGCGTTAGATAATAATCATCTTCTACAAAATTCATATCGATTAATAATCTTAATTTCTTTTCAGCAATACGTATGTTATTTTTACGAATCATTTCAGGTGTTACATGTTGTTTTTCACTTCTAGATTTTTTTCCTAATTTACCTAGATACGAATTACCCGTAATTGAATCTGTAACCTCTCTGATATTTTTTGATTCTATTACTGTTCTCCTACGCATTTATTTACCCCTTATGTCGAGTTGTTAATATATCTATCAAGTCCCACAAATGCAGTTGAAACCGCATTTTCACTAGACTTTTCTCTATATATGAGGTAAACTATAAATAGGATTATTTATGGTTATATTCTCATATAACTACTTAATGACCGCCGTGTTATAGCACGGCGGTTTTTTATTTATCAAATTCACAATGCCATTCACCTTGATATCTCATTAGGTATTGGCATTCACTACAACATGTATCACATACACGCTTCTTTTCTTTGTGACATACAATTGCACAATGTATTTGTTTTCCACATATTGGGCATTCCATGTTAGTTAATTGGTTGTACCAGTTATCCATCTTGCCACTCCCGTTTTAGTTGTGCTTCTACTAATCGGCACTGTAGTTTGAATACATTAATTGCTTCTTGAGCATTTAAATAAAGTACCTTAGCGGTATCTCTTCTTAACCTAAGCTCAGCAATATATTCATCCCCCTGTGCTAGATCACGTATCAACGTAACTGCTACTTTTTCCAATCTGGCCGAGGCTATAAATTTAGCCTTGGCCTTTTTATAAGAATACTCAGCATTTGCCAAATCAATTCCTCTATCTTTGGCTAAACGCAATGCTTTATTGAGTTCTAATTGTTTGTCTTGTAAATAACTATATAAATCTGCACCATTCATCATTTTGATTGTTTACTAATTTCTACTTCTTTAATAAGTTGTTGAACAAGTGTTTCCAATTTAGAAATACGGCTATCTTTATCTTTTGCCTCTTGAATGTAATCGGAGCCTTTGCCAGTCTTAAATGAGAGGCTTAGATTATATTGATTTTCAGCGCCTAGTGTAGCACCGAAGCCTAACATGATACGTTCATTAGGTCTAGCGAATACACCAAGAGCCACCGCGTTACTGTTACGATAATGACCGTAACTTACCGCATAGCTGACCTTATCATTTCTGTTAAAGTCAAGCGGATGTAATCCGGCCAATGCTGCGGAACTTGCGCCTAATTTATTTAGACGTGCATTTGTTTGATTGATTTGAGCCATGCCTACTTGGTTTTGCGCTCTTAATTGACGCATGTTAACCGCATCAGTATCTGCAACTCCATCCGCAACATCGTGTAGTTGTTGGCCACCTGCAGTGATATTTTGAGTTGTGAACTCAATATGCTTGCCGTTACTATCAGCAACCATTCCATCTATATTGAATTGAGCATTGTCTAAATTGTCTGTGTTTTCTACTTTGAAGCCATTAGCCCCATAATCGGAGTTAATTTCTTCGTTAAATACATGGCTACCATTCTTGCCAATATAGTTATGTTGTGGATCATTAACCGTGCCAAATTGAACAGAATTCATATTAGTTAAATCTTTATTGACACTAACAGAAAATTCTTTTCCGCCGTCGATATTTTGTGTTTTATGAACAGTAGTGTTATCTCCTTCTGCAACAGTAGTAAATTTAAGAGCATTAATTACTGCATTAAGTTGAGAGCCGTTGATTGCGTCTGTAGAATTGCCGTCTACTCTACCTGCCGCCACATTTGTAATAGTACGTTTATAGTTCATCACACCACCATTACCAGCTTTATTTGTAGTGCCAACGGATACAGTACTATCAGCTACTCCACCTGCGAAATCATATCGTTCGCCGTTAATATGGATATGGTCGGTAGAGATAGCTTCTTCAGTTGTAGCGTTGGTCCCCAACGCTACAGAGTTTTGAACATCTGCTACTGCATTGTTACCTAAAGCTAAACTGTCTACTGCTACTGCTTGGCTATGAGAACCTACAACAGTTGCCCCTTGATTTTTAGTTTTGTTATTTGAGCCAAAGGTTAGCTGTTCTTTAGAATTATCAAGCACTTGGTTACTATAACCAACTACTGCGCCTTGCCCACTTTTTACTTCGCCATTGTTAGAACCGACTACCGTCGCATTTTCAGCGTTTACGGTATTAGTTCTACCTAATACTACTGTTGACTCGCCATTTGCATATGCGCCGTTGCCTATAGCAATAGTGTTATAGGCAGCAGTACGAGCTTGACTGCCAATTGCCACAGTATATTCGATAGTAGCTTCCGCATGTGCTCCGTAAGCGAAGCTATCACGGCCCAATGCTTTACTATCATTACCGCCGACGAAAGAATTCGTACCAGCTGCGATATTATTTTCACCAAAAGCTACTGCGTTGTTACCGCCTACTGTGTTTTGATAACCTACAACACCAATGCTTTTTGCATTGTTTGTTACTGTGTTATCGGTACCACCGATGAAATTGTTATCAGTTGCAAATACGTTTACTGCTAAAGATGCGATTGTTGCTGTCATTAATACTGTTTTGTTCATTGTTTTTATCTCCTATATTTTGTAAAATACAGGTAGAGTCTTTAACCGAGTACTCTACCAAAAGTCCGTTTGCTGTCCAAGGCGATTAACGGACTTTTTTTCTTGAATAAAACCGAATTTCTCTTGCCCAGTAGTTACTTAATATTAGTAACACGAACCCGAGCAAGATTTGCAGGATTGCAGTATAGAAATCAATCCTGTTAATGTCTATAGAACCTATCGTCCCTATGATCATTAGGAACGCTACAGTTCTTAATACCCAAATCAACTTCATCATTGTTTATTCCTTTCTATTCTCCAATTCGTGCCTGGCACCGTTTGGCCAACCACTCATCAAATAACCGCGAATGAATTAATCTTTTACCACCACGCTCACCAATCTTCATGGACGGAAAATCAAAGTCTTCCGCCCATTGGCGAATTACAGCAGGTGCTACACTGGCTTGCTCTGCCGCTTCTTCAACAGTAAGGCAAAATTTTGTATCAAGCCGATTACTATTCATAGTTACCTCCTTATTCTTCCTTAATAATTCTCCATTTCTACAATTCTTATTTATTGCCACTAACTTTTGTTAGTGGCTTTTTATTTCCTTCATTTGATTTCACCTCTTTTATTTCTTATATGTTTCTGCGGTCTTTCTAATAAAACGAATAAACTCGTTTTTAACGCCAAAAAAAATATGATTATGTTCAATACCATATACTTCAGGAATCTTATTCACCATATCAAATGGCATTTTTGTATTATCCTCTTCCCATTTAGCGATAGTCTGATAATGCACACCAAACAATTCGCCAGCTTCCTTTTGACTGTATCCTGCATTAATACGTGCTGATTCTAAAGTGATTACCATTTCATCACCTCCTTGACACCAATATAAACGAGTTTATTCGTTATGTCAACAAATTCCGTAATTTTAACTACGGATTTTATCGTTTTTATTTTCTGTTTATATTGATTTTAACGATTTTATTCGTTATAATATAGATAGTTTAGAAAGGAGAACTCACTTATGGCAAGAAATCAACTTAGTGATTTTGATAGAAAAATTCGTAAAGAAATATCTGAAAACCTAAAAAAATATACATCTCATATGACACAAGGTGAGCTTTCACAATTAACAGGAATACCCGCATCAACTTTATCTGGATATTTCGCTATGCGCTCAACGCCTAATGCTGGTACTATTCAAAAAATCGCGGATGCATTGAAACTTGAAAAATCTGATTTAGATCCACGATTTGCAACCACACAAAAAGAATTTACTCCTCGTGTAGAACGAGATATTCAAAAAAGATTGCAATCTATTTTAGATGATTTAAATTCAGATGCAGCCCTTGCCTTTTATAACGGCGGTGAGGAAATGGATGATATCACTAGAGAGCTTTTAAAAGAATCATTAGAAATGTCCATCCGTACCGCTAAAAAACGAGCACAAAAAAAATTCACCCCTCACAAATATAAAAATTCTGAATCGGAGTGATGCCAATGGATATTAAGGGGATTGTTAGAGAGTTAGTTACTACACATAATACCAATGACCCTTTTGAGTTGTGTAAATGTCTTGATATTATGATTTCTTTTGAAAGCTTAGGGGAATTACTTGGGTACTGTGATTGTCATTTTCGTATGTGGACTATCCATATTAATGACAATGTACCTTATCATCTACAGCGGTTTGTATGTGCCCATGAACTTGGTCATGCGTTATTACATCAAGATGCGAACGTTCCATTTTTACGAGCCCATACATTTTACTGCACTGATAAACTAGAACGGCAAGCCAATGTATTCGCTGTTGAGTTATTATTACCAGATGAACTGGTTATGGATCATGACTGCACTAGTCTATGTAACTTAGCCAAAGCCGTTGGAGTTCCTCACGGATTAGAAGAATTAAAAGACACATGGAGAATTAACTTTCATGGATAATATTAAAGTTAATTTCATTGATGAAGCTGATACTGACAAAGAGATGTTAAATAATATATACGCTCTATCAGAATTAGTAGCCTTAGACGATGATAATTTACAAGCCGTCGATATAGACGGCATTCGTTATAGTGGTGTGTATATCAAAAATGACAAACTAACCTGTAGTAAATGTCATAATCCATTGCCTAAGTTAAAAGAACAGCTACATATCAATATGGATGATACTACAGATAAATCTATTTATCGTTGTAATTGTGGGCAATATATTATCAAAACATATCCAGCTAACTAAAATAAAAAATGCCTCTTACTCTGCGCCAACAGAATAAGAGGACACGATACACCTAAGATGATTTCCATATAGATCAACATGTTAATCTTATTGAACATATGGTGAGAAGGAAAGAACTTACAGATGATTTGTTAGAAACCATAGATTTTTATCATCATATTATTTAACTGTATAACTGGGGAGATGTTATTATGTTAAAGTTTTTAAAACGTTTATTTAGTTGTTTTACAAAGAAATCTGATAATACCACAGATACTATTGAATTATCTTTTGAAGTAAATTCTAATTTTAATCACTCACCTATTTCTAACCATAGTCATGAACTATCTATCGATGAGTATTGGAATCACTGGTTAGCTTCTAACAACAATTCTTTTCAACATAGAATTGAACGTGCTACATGGATTTCTTCTCAATCGATAAAAATGAACGACGACTTTTGTTATATTTCTGGCACTCAACCTCAACCATATATAGTAACACTATCTAGTTGTACCTGTGCTGACTTTCAAAATCGTCAAAATGCATATTTTGATTATCCATGTAAACATATGTGTAGATTAGCTATTGAAAATGGAATTATTGCTGCACATATTCATACAGATACTGAAATAGAAGAAAAAGCTATTCAAGATGCAAAAAAAGCAGAAGAACTTGCTGAAGCAAATCGTTTACATGAAATAGAGCTAGATAAGTTTAGATTATCTGAAGCTGATATAACTAGTATTTTATCTATCATTGATGAACCTGATTTACCAATCCCAATATTTAATGGTAATGCTGATTACTTCAGCTCAACTAGTTATGATAATAAAGAATCAAACTATATTGATAAATCTGATGAATTAATAGATAAGCTATCCAATCAACACGCTATTAATAAGATTGTTACTATAGTATCTCAAATACAAAATCATCTTGTTCAATTTAAAGAATTCCTCTATTCAAAAGGTGCCTGTGGTGTTGATGAATATAATTCTATGCATAGCAGTGACTTTGATGATGCTCGAGACCAAATTCAATCATTCTTATTAAATGACTACCCTGATAATGCCTATGATTATAATGAAGAACAAAAAGCAGTTGTAGAAGAGAAAAATAGAATTAAACAAGAACGTATTGATAAAAAATCTATACTATCAGCAATTTCTCACGAACCAATTGCACAAGCTAGTTTAATCAAATCACTATTTCCTGATAACACATCATATGGTAAACGTTTATGTAATTCCTTAGTCAAGGAAGGTAAGTTACAACAAGTAAAACAAGGTAATCGATACTTTATTAATAAAGTATGATTATAATTTTGAATATAAAAAATAAGCCCTCACCGCAGTGAGGGCCATTAAAAACTACATACCTTAGAGGTACTTCATTTTTACTCCAATAACATTATACCATAAAACCTCTAAGGCTTATTAACTATGCCAAGGAGGTTATTTTTATGGCTAAAAAACGAACCGATGGACGCTACCAAGTATCCAAAATGATAAATGGTAAGCGTAAATACTTTTATGGTACTACCAAAAAAGCTGCCATAGAATCCATGGAGAAATACGTAAATACAAATCAAGCATGTGCTAATTTCGACGATACTATTTCATTAAACACTTGGATTAATATATGGCTGAATCTAAAGAAAAAGACTATAACCCCTGCCACATATCAAAGCTATACAGGCATTATTAATCGCTATATCAGAGATAAAATCGGTGGCGTGAAGTTAGCCGAAATTAAACCTAATACATTACGGTATGTCTTTGAATCAATGGGTGGATTATCATCAAGGACTATATCCTACACCATGACAATTCTAGGATCCATATTAGAGCAGGCGGTAAAAGATGATATTATTCCTAAAAACTATATGAAAAACATAGACCGACCAAAACAGGTTAAAGTCCGTCATATGGTAACGTTATCTGCAGATGAAGTAAAAGATTTCTTATCCAATATATCAAATACAGAACATCATACGCTATTTAAATTAGCATTTGCAACAGGTATGCGTCGGTCTGAATTATTAGGCTTACGATGGTCTGATATCGATTTTAAGAAATCAACTATATCTGTTTCACAAACAGCACTCAAAATCGGATCTACTGCAGTTATATCCAATACAACTAAAACGGCATCCTCAAAACGGATTATTGCTATTGATACGGAAACGCTCCAGGAGCTTATGAAGCATAAAACGGTCATAGACAAGCGTAGAATTAAAACCATGAACTGGATTAATAATAATCTTGTATTTCCTGGTATAAAAGGCGGTCCTCGTTGTCCTGATGAAGTCAGCAAACTATGTAAGAAATACGCCAGTTTAATCGGTAAGCCCGATTTTACTATGCATGGTACTAGACATACCCATGCCACACTTCTCATCGAAAATGGAGCCAATATGAAAGCCATACAGGAACGTCTAGGGCATGCTTCATTCCAAGAAACGATGGATACCTACTCACATGTGACACCTAAAATGGAAGATGACATCGTGGAACGTATTTCTAAAATATTCTGATGTCAAAATGATGTCAAACCACGCAAGACTTTATGATGTCAAACAAAAATAAGGGCTTACAGAATTACCTGTAAGCCCTTATTTAATCAGCTTGGTGCGGTTGGAGGGACTTGAACCCTCACGAGCGTACGCTCACCACCCCCTCAAGATGGCGTGTCTGCCATTCCACCACAACCGCGTGGAATACAAAAATGGTGCCTCAGGACAGAATCGAACTGTCGACACACGGATTTTCAGTCCGTTG